GAAGGGCAGGCAATAGAGACAGGTCGATTATCGATGCTGCTCAAGTACTTGCTCAAACGCACCGCTTGGTACATGCCGGGCCAAAACCCGCAAGGTATCGGCGAAGCGATCAAGAAGTTGGCTGGGCTCTCTGTATCTGCATCAACTTTCGACGGTGAGTGCATGGGGATGCACGATACGGACTACTCGAAGATGGATGAAACTATCTCCTACACCATCTACCAGTGGTTCGTCAAGTTCACCCTGGCGTTCATCCACCCCAGTGACAAGGAAGAGGCGGCTAAAATTTTGAAAGACAATGCCAATATGTCCGCCTTCATCGGCAATAAGATTGCCCGACTGGGCTGGAAGAATGTGAGTGGCAGTGGCTACACCACGGAGCTGAACACTTTTGTATCGGCTTTTGTTGAGTTCACTATCACGAACTACGCCATTGCACGTACCTACCTGCTCGAAGACCGTGCCACAGTCTTTGGGGCTAAAACCCCGGGCGAACAGGCGTCTGGACTGTTCGACGCTAGCACTCCGATGGGCGACTACACTATCGGGCTTATTAAGAAGGGCCTGAAGTGGCATGTCGCAAAGCACTGGGACAACGGCAACGCGGAAGATTGGATGATCGACGCCGACACTAACGCCGTTCGACCGTGGGCCGTTGCTTATTCGGTAATTGGACCCAAGTTCGGTGATGACGGCATCGGCGCCGCGCTTAAGCGCGTCTCTGATCGTACGTGGGCAGAAGCCGCCGAACACGTCACCAGTACTATCGGGATGATTCTGAAGGTCACGTTTTCGAGACCAGAAGATGGCACGTTCTTTCTTGGCAGATGGTACCCCGTTCCCCTAGAATCGGCTACTTCGTACGCTGACGTCGTTAAGGCACTGCGCAAGCTTCACATTGCCTCTTCTACTGACGCTGAAAAGTACAAGGCCAAGCTCTGCGGGTACTGGGTCACCGATTCGCAAACTCCCGTCCTTCGGGAGTACCTCCTCCTCGCCTCCAAGTTCATTCCCGATTTCGACATAGAGGCTTTTGGGCACAAGACCGGCATCGAAACTGACGAGTCCGGGAATTGGTTGCTTTCCGCCGATATGGTCAAACTGCTCAACAACGATCGCGATAGTTTTTATCGCATAGCAGGTGGGCCGTATGAATTCGACGAGGAACACTTGAGAGACGTCAAGGCTAAGATTGCCGAACAGACCGGGTTCGATGTCGTCTCTGACTTTGAGACATGGCTAGATGGACTCGCGGCATGCCAGACCGTGGAGGAGCTCGACAGGTACAATCTGCCTGAAGGAGTTACTGAGTACGATCCCGATAATGAGCCTGACCACGCTTTACGCGTAGAAGGCCCC